TTTAAGTTCGTCATTCAATCGTTTAAGAATATCTGCTATCTGTTCTAAACCATTCGCCATATTATATACCCCCAAAACACAAAAAGGAATAGCCATAAGTATTTATTCATATTGCACCTGCAAACTTACCCATAGCCCAAAGGCAAAAGGCTACATAAAGCCAGAATCCTACTGCTAATACTATCATTGTTGAAATTTTCATGTCTCTCTCCTAAAAAGATATTACATTTATAATTATAATCATATACAATAGTGTGTCAAGCGTTATTTGCAAATATATTTACCAATATTACTTGACAAGTTATATTAATAGTATTATAATATCGTTAATTTAAATCAAATAGGAGTTTTTATGACATTAGAAGAGGCTTTATCACACTTTAACAATTCACGTAGGGAACTAGCGGAGGCTTTAGGTGTTTCTACCCAGGCAGTTCAGTATTGGGCTGACGAAGAACAAATACCAGAATTAAGAGCTTATCAGATTAAAGAAATTATATCAAACAGAAAGTAGGGCATATGAAATATAGGATAGTTAATTTTCGTAAATTTCAAAACTTCCATGATAGGAAACCACCATGGATTAAATTATACAGGGATTTGCTAGACAATATGGATTGGTTTATGTTAAGTCCAATAGCTAGCAAAAGCCTTATAAACCTATGGCTTCTAGGTTCTGAGTCGTTTGGTAATCTTCCAGATGATTTTGAAATTGGCTTCAGATTAAGACTTAATCAAAAAGAACTTGAATTAGTTATGAAAGAGTTAATTAAGTTTAAGTTTGTAGAAGAAGGTAAGTATGAACTAAAAGGTTCTGAAGATATGTCTATGAATGAACGCATTAGGGAAACCAATGGATTTGCTAGTAGATATATTAAAAATGAAACTAAAACAGAAGTATTAGTAAGAGATAATCATAAATGCCAATCTTGTGGTTCTGATAAGAAATTAGAGTTTGACCACATTGTTCCTGTTTCTAAAGGCGGTTCTTCTGAGGCAAATAACCTTCAATTACTATGTAGGTCATGCAATAGAAGCAAAAGAGCATTATCAAAAGAAGAGTTTGCTACGCAAAGCACAGAAAAAACCTGTGATAGTCGTAGCCTAGAGACAGAGACAGAGGCAGAGAGAGAGAGAAAAAAACATATATATAGCGTTGAGTTTGAAAAGTTTTGGGATACCTTTCCTCCTAATCCAAGAAAGACTGGTAAAGTGTATGCTTATAAAATATGGACAAGAAAAAGACTAGATGAAAAAATAGATGATATTGTTAAGCATTTGCTTATAATTAGCACTACTGACCAATGGAAAAAAGATAAGGGAATGTATATACCAATGCCATCAACGTATTTAAGTCAGGAGAGATTTGACATGGAAATACCTAAACAACGTAACGCATGGGATAATGCTAAATGAAAATTGGAGAAGCGTTAGATAGATTAACAGTTAGTAAAGAAACCATTACTCAATATTTTAATAATGAATATGGTTCTAGTGAGTTCTTAGTAAAAGACACTTCTGTGTTTGCAGATGACGTTGTTAAATACTTTTCAGAAGAAATATCATCTGGTAAGTCTTTAGGGTTTGTTAAGAGCGAACAAGATTTTAGAGTGAGACCATCTGAATTGACAGTTGTAACCGGCGTAAGTTCGCATGGAAAAAGTCTTTGGCTTTCACAAGTTGTATTATCTCTTATGGGTCAGCAAACTAAATGTTTAATTGCCAGCTTAGAAATGCGTGCAGTACTCACTCTTTCTCGCATGGTTCAGCAATCATTAAAGTCTACAGACCCTACAGAGGATTACATTAGAAAATTTTGTGGTCGTGCAGCAGACAAGTTGTGGATATATGACCAAACAGGAAGCACCACTACAGAAGATATGATAGCTACGCTTTACTATGGCAAACATGTTTTAGGTGTAGAGGTATTTGTTATAGACAGCCTGATGAAGATGAGTGATATATCTGAAGATAATTACGAGAAGCAAAAATTGTTTATTGATAGACTTGCAACATCATGTCGTGATTTAAACATACATATATTTTTAGTAGCTCATACTCGTAAGATGGCAGATGAAACTATAGCACCAGACGCTACTCATATTTTAGGTAGCTCTCATATTCGTAATCTTTGTGATAATATTTTATGTGTTTACAGATGTAAGAAAAAGGAACGTGATATTGAGAATGGTGATAAAACTGCTGAAGAGTTAAAGGGTGTTCCTGATTGTGTAGTATACTTACAAAAGCAACGGAATTATCCGGTGGAAGGCAGTTGGGGATTTTATTTTGATAATAAAGGTTTACGATACAAGGAGTCGCCATGACCATAAATGAATTTATTAAGCGTTGTAAAAAGTTATTCGGAGATGACATTCAATACAAAGCAACTTCTAAAGACGGACAAGTATTTAAAACGAAAGGATGGAGAGATGATAAAGTGGGCACTAACGCAGCAAAACTTACCTCAGCTTATAGAAAAGCTCAAGACTCTTGATTTTACTAAACGCTGGCGTGTAACAGTAACAGACGCTAAACTTAACCGTAGTCTCGAACAGAACGAAAGGTTATGGGAATTATACACAAGTTTAAGTAATCATTTAGGTATTGAGAAAGACCGCATCCATGAACTTTGTGGCTTTAAATTTTTACGATACCAAACTGAAATAGCAGGTATGCCTGTAGAACTTATAAAGTCAACAACTAAACTAACCACAAGTGAAATGACAGAATACCAACAACAGATAGAAGTATGGGGTCAGACTATGGGTTGGGGTTGGGACTATTAATGAAGATATTAATTGCTTGCGAGTTTAGTGGAACTGTTAGAGAAGCATTTACTAAACTAGGGCATGATGTAACTTCATGTGATATTGAGCCAACAGATATTCCAGGTAAACACTATCAAGGTGATGTAAATGATATTATTAATGATGGTTGGGATATGATGATTGCATTTCCACCATGCACACATTTAGCTGTAAGTGGTTCTAGACATTTTGCTCAAAAAAGAGCAGATGGTAGGCAGCAACAAGGTATAGATTTTTTTATGCAAATGATAAATGCACCAATACCTAAAATTGCAGTAGAAAATCCTATTGGAATTATGAGTAGAATTTATAGAAAACCAAATCAAATTATTCAGCCCTATCATTATGGTCACGAAGCAAGTAAGTCAACTTGTTTATGGCTAAAAGAATTGCCATTATTAAAACCTACAAATATTGTAGGAAAAGGTGAAGTTTTTATTAGTTCAACAGGTAAAAAATATCCAGCATGGTCTCATGATGCAGTTGGTAAAAATGGTAAAAAAGTTGGTTACAATACTGACGAAATGAAAAAGATAAGAAACAAAACATTTCAAGGTATAGCAGATGCTATGGCAGACCAATGGGGTAAAAATGAATTATCGTAACCCTAAACTACTTAAACTAGCAGATGGAGCACCATGTATGATGTGTTCTATGCAAGACGGAACTGTAGTATCTGCACACTCTAACCAACTACGTGATGGTAAGGGAACAGGTATAAAGGGACACGATTATCGTATAGCTTTCTTATGCCACCAATGCCACCATATGATAGATAATGATAAGATGCTAGATAAACATGATAGAATAGCAGCATGGGAAGAAGCACACCGTAAAACTATAGGTTGGTTATTTACTAACGGACATTTGGAGGTAAAGTAATGGGTAAAGGTTCTGGAAGAAGACCATTGTTAATTTCTGAACAAGAAGCACAAGATAACTGGGACAAGATATTCAAAAAGAAAAAGAATAGTGATGACGTATCACCACACGCTTATGAATACGAACTTAATAAGTCTACCGGTGATGTAGAGAAAAGATTTATAGACGGAATATCTAAACCTAACGAAAGTCAATTTGATGGCAACTAGCCCAACACAGTTAAGTCTTAAAAAATTACGAGAAGAAGGATATACTGTTCAAGTAGTAGAACATTGGAATAGTTTTGCAAGGATAAGACAGGACTTGTTTGGCTTTATAGACTTACTAGCTTTAAAGGGTAAAGAAGTATTAGCGGTACAAACAACTACAGCAGGTAATATGTC